AGTGTGGGTGTTGTGGTGGTAGCGTATTGATTGCAGATATGACCTGCATCAGGGTTACGTTTCCGTCTGGCAGCGTCGTTGACTTTTTTGTTTGCGAGGACTGCACCGACGATTTTTGTGAGAGGCTTAATTTTGAGCAGTTGGACAAGGTTGAACGGGGGGTGAGTTAGGTTGATGGATGCAGATGAGCGCATGGAGCAGATAAAGCACGGCCTAAAGGCTGTTCTTTTGCCGAGAGTTGAAGGGGGCAGGCGGGAGCATGTTTCGGAGCAGGTTTCTCGCTTTGTTGATGATTTTGAGCCGCTTGTCCGTGGTGGGCTGGATGAGCATCGGGTTGCCTCGACCGTGTTCGACTATGGGATTACGCCCTCGGAGGGGCATGATCCGGCGTTTTTGGAGAACATTGACGTTGATTTTGAGGTTGAAGGCGGCGGGATAGTTTTGGTGGTCCGTTATACGATATTTGGTCGCATATTGATAGACGGTCAGGGTATTGAGGCGGTGGTGAGGCTACCCATTGAGTACAGGATACCCGCGTCGGAGTGGTCTCAGTACGGTCCCCAGTTCGCCGAAGTGACCATATCGGAGGTTAAATAGCCTATGCAGGCAGTGACCCGTCAGCAGCCGCAAAAGGTGGAGATAGAGTGGGCTGAGCAGGATCGTCAGATGGACTTTTTGCGTGCCTGTGGGCTTTCGTACCCCTGGGAGGGTGGAGAACCCGAAGATCCGGTGGCTGATGTCATTTTTTACGGTGGCGCAGCTGGCGGCGGAAAGGGGCAGCCTGCTGATGGCTTAGTAGCGACTCCCTACGGTTTGCGCAAGATGGGCGACATTGCGGTAGGTGATCGTGTTTGTAGCCCTACTCACGGCAACTCGCAAGTCATCAAGAAGACTGACCTTGGGGTAGTGGCAACCTACCGAGTGCGATTTGCTGATGGGACGAGTTTGGTTGTTACTGGAGACCATCTTTGGAAAGTATCTCGTGTTCGGGGTGGTAAGGATAAGCGGGGGCTACGTTATCGGTTAATGACTACCGAGCAAATAGCGGAGTACCTCGATGACGGGTATTACGATCTGCAAGTTCCGCTACCGGACAAACCCGTCCAATTCACCAAGTCTTATCGTTACCCTCATCGGGACATTGACCCTTACGTGTTGGGCGTGCTTCTTGGGGATGGATCTATCACGCAACGGGCCAAGTTCACCACCACCGATGAAGGAATATTGTCCGAAGTTAAAAAGCGTGCAGGCTACGTTAAAGACTATTCTCACGGGGATGAGTATGGCCTGTCGAGCGAGCACAAAGAGCACCTTGACAACCTCAACTTGCTGGGAACCAACTCGAACACAAAATTCATCCCGGAACCCTATTTGTTTTGGTCGATAAACAAGCGCTTTGACCTTGTTCGTGGGCTGATGGATACGGATGGTTACGTGGATGAGCGTGGTCATGTTGGGTATACGACAGTATCACCGCAGCTGGCCGAAGATGTGGCCTTTCTTGTGAGAAGTTTAGGGTATCGTGTGACGGTATCACAGCCGCAGCCCAGCTATTGCAACGGTGAACGCAAGCAGGACAAATATCGTCTGTATATACAAGGATCGCACAAGCAGTTGTTGTTCAGTCTGATACGCAAAGCAAACCGTTGCGAAGATCCGCGCTATAAGGTGCATAAAAAGATCGTTGCAGTAGCAGAAGGGGAGAGGCAGCAGTCATATTGCATCACAGTCGATAACCCCAACGGCTTGTATATTGCGGGTGAAGACTTAATTGTAACCCATAACAGCGACGCCCTTTTGATGGGTGGTATTTTGGCCTGTGTGACGTATCCGGGCTGTGTTGTGGCGTATTTTCGCCGTCAGTACACGGATCTGGAGGGTCCGGGGGGTATTATTCATCGGTCACGGCAGTTGATACCGGAGACGCTGGCGAAGTACAACGCGCAGCAGCGGCGCTGGACGTTTCACAACGGTAGTATCCTCGAATTCTGTCATGCGAAGCGTGAGGAGGATGTGTACAACTACCAGTCACAGCAGTTTGATGTGCTGTTGATTGATGAGGCCACGCACTTCACGGAGTTTCAGTACCGTTACTTGATCACACGTAACCGTGCGACGGTAGACGGCATCAAGCCATTTTGCGGTTTGGCGTCAAACCCGGGCAATGTGGGGCATGGTTGGGCCAATGCTCAGTTTATTACCGTTGGGCCACCCGATGAGGTTCACGAGGTGGAGGTTGAAGAGGTTGCCGAGGCGGATGTGAAGATTACGGAGAAGCACATATTCCTGCCGGCGAAGCTGGAGGACAACCAGATTCTCGAAATGCGCGACCCGGACTACCGCAGGCGGTTGCTTTCGCAGCCGGAGCACCTCCGACGGATGCTTTTGTACGGCGACTGGGAGGCTTTTACCGGCCAGGCATTCAGGGAGTTCGATCCCGACATTCATGTGGTGGATATGAGGCCGGAGGAGATACCTCCGTGGTGGGAGAAGTGGCGGGCGAATGACCTTGGGTTCACCGATCCGTTCGTCTGGCTGTGGTTTGCCATCGATCAGGACGGAATTGTGTACGTTTACCGGGAATTTACTCGGGATCGCAAGTCCGAGCAGTTGACTTACTCCGAGCAGGGTCGCAGGGTGGCGGAAATGAGCAGGGTTGTGGACCCCAAGACCGGTGCTGAGCGTGAGGAGGACATCCTGTTCACCGTGAGTGGACACGATGCGTTCAATACGGACCCCGAAACCGGTAAAGCGCCGATAGATTACTACGAGGAGGGCGGTGTTAGTGGGTTCATACGTCCCCCGAAGGGTTCTGGGCGGGATAGAAAGTTCGGTGCGGCGGCGGTTCACGAGTATTTACAGCCTTATTTCGACGAAAATGACGAAAAAAAGAAGGCAAAACTGCAAATTTGCTCAAATTGCGAGTATTTGATCAAAACTTTGCCCCAATTGTCGATTGACGACCGAGATCCGGAAAAAGTGGCCGTTGGGCCGGACGATCACGCCTATGACGCCCTCAGATACGGCCTTGTGGCGTGGCATGTGGATTATTCGGACGCTCCGGAGGAGGAAAAGTCGCTGATCGAGCGACATAAGGACCGCATGGCCAGAGAATTAAAGTACAGTCGCCGTGGATACGAGATGGGACCTTCAAAACGGCGGAGCAGGCGGTATTTTTAGAAGGGAGAGGGGTTTAATGGTCGATATATCGGAAAATGAACTGCAGATTTACGAATACACCAGGCCCTCGCCGTGTGATTACATGGGATGTCGCACTTTTGCTGACTGGCAGATAGGCAGGCCGCGTCAGGGTTCGCAGATGCGGATTTGTGACACACATATGCGTGAGCTGGTGCGAAATGTCGCCAGACGGTTTCCCGATCTGGTCATAGACGAGGTTGGCGAGGAAAGAGCGCGATATGTTGAGCAGTCGCTGGAGATCCTTGAAGCACTGCGCAACTCGACCTGGCAGGAACCGGGCTGGATGAGCATCCCCGGCGTGGAAAAGTCCCTGCGTGTGCCGCAGAAGCAGTCTTATGACCGTCTGATGAACTTTGTGGTATCCCAGGAGGAGGCCGATGAGGAACCCGAGGAACCTCCCGAGGATGAGGAGGGGGGCGAAGAATGACCCCTCAGCAGTGGCTTATCCTGGCACTGAGTCTGTCCAACCTGGTTCTCATAGCCCACGCTATATGGCGTGAGGAGCGGCACACTCGCCAGAAGGATAGGCTGGTGGAGCGTCATGCGGAGCACACAGGCAAACTCTGCGACCGCATTATGTCCCGCAACTACGAGCAGTATTCGGCCTTTTCCGGTGAAGATGATGAGGATCTGCCCACAAGCAAGAACAAGCTGCGGTTCGACAAGGTTACTGCCCAGATGCGCTACCCGCCGATGCAGCGACAGGAGCAGCAGGATAGAGGGTGAGGTGACGCCATATTCCGCAAAACGTGAGACGTTTGGAGGATAAACCGCCCGCTAGCAAAGGGCAGGTCATATCTATGGTGGATGAAGCCTTCGACGAGCGTCAGAAGGATCGTCGCCAGTTTGAGCTGCAGTGGCGTCTGAATATGGCGTTCATCGAGGGCAATCAGTACATGGACATAAACCTTGCCGCCAACCAATTACAGGAGACACCCCAGCAGTATTGGTATCAGGAACGTGAGTGTTACAACCAGGTGGGACCGATCATGCGCTCCAGGCGGGCCAAGCTCAGTCGCATGAGGTCAATACTGCGCTGCCGCCCGGGTACGAACGAGAAGGACGATATAGACAGCGCTAAGATCGGCACCCACAAGTTGAAGAACATCAGGCATGAGCACAAGTTGAAGAAAAAAGAAAAAAGGCTGAGAACGTGGATGGAAAACTGCGGCTCAGCTTTTTGGAAGATGACATGGAATACCCGCAAGGGTCGCCCGATGGGTGAGGTCGAGCAGTATGACGAAATAAATGACGCTTATTACTCGCAGACGCTTCACGAGGGAGACCTTGATCCCGTGGTGGTGCCGCCTTACGAGCTTTATCCTGACTCCACTTACCGCGAGGACATAGACCAGTGCAAGAACATCATCCACGCCAAAGCGTTCCATGTGGACGAGATAGCCGAATACTGGGGCGTTAGCGTAGCCTCCGAGGAACCTACCGCCCTGAAGCTCAAAAAGAACGTGACTGGCCTGAGCACCACCGGGTTGGGGTTCGGCACCGCTGGCTACAGCATCGTGACCGAGAAGCTCGATGATCACGCCCTGGTGAAGGAATACTGGGAGCGCCCCACCCGACGGTATCCCGATGGTCGACTGGTCATCGTCTGTGGGGATGCCCTGCTGCACTACGGACCACTGCCGTACAAGTGCGGCGAGCACTTCAAGCGTGGCATCCCCTTCGTGAAGGTGGACGCCATCGAACGTGCTGGTGTGTTCTGGGGTAAGTCGGTGGTCGAGGACCTTATACCCATTCAGCGACGCTACAATGCGCTGCGTAACCGCAAGTCGGAGTACCTGAACCGAGTGGCACTCGGCCAGTACACCGTCGAGAAAGGTTCGATGGATACTGAGGCTTTTGCCGCCGAGGCCGGTGCCCCGGGAGCGGTACACGAGTACAAACGGGGGTACAACCGTCCCCGTCCGATGGAGTATCAGCCTCTGCCGATGGCCTTCGACAAGGAGGAGGCATCTCTGCTGCAGGAGTTTTCCATGATAAGCGGTGTATCGGAGATCAGCCGCCACTCACATGCCCCACCGGGGGTAAAGAGCGGTGTCGCCCTCGCGATAGCCCTGGAGCAGGATGATACCCGCCTGGCTGAAACCGCCGAGAACGTGGATGACGGCTGGGTGGAGTTCGGCAAGAAGTCTTTACGCATATATAAGCAGTTTGTCACATTGCCGCGCACACTTCGCACCGTTGGCGAAAACAACGTCGTTGAGGTCATCAACTGGACCGGAGCAGACATCCAGAGCGATGACGTGATAGTTGAAAGCATGCCAGCTGCGTTGGACAGCCCCGGCCAAAGACGCCAGATGGTGTTCG